CATTAACACCTACTTCTTGCGGATTACCGTTACTATCCTCCATCTTATTTGCGCCCTTCCACAGTAGCGCGAATTGATCTTCATCTGAGTTTGGTGTACTAGTAATAATTGCCTTACCACCAGTTGCCAAGGTTGGACTGATAGAAGTCCAGAATTCTGTAGCAATGTTGGGTCGTACAAACGCAAACTCGTCACAATATAGTAATGATATACTCATACCACGACCGGTATTTTCAGTAGTTGTAGCACTTATAATGCGACTGCCATTTTCAAAATCTATGCTTCCGCGATTATAATTAGTGGCACCAGCACGAATATGATCTGGACAAAGTTCATAGGCATAGCGTACACGAGTCATAATTTCTTGTGAACCATCATACTTGTGTGCGGCAATTAGAATGGTTGAATCTGGTACAAACATAGCATACCATAACAAGTATCCTGCGGCACTGGTTGATTTACCTGTTTGGCGTGGCATCATTGAGATACTGTAGCGATAGTTATGATAGGTATTGATTAGGCGTTTTTGATACTCGTATGGATGATACTGCATCTTACCCCGTGTTGGATGCTGTATATAAAAGTAATTGTCCATAAAATACTGCGGACCAGTTACAGGATCTGCACATGCGGCAAACTCTTCTAACTGTTTCTTAGTATAGACTTGTTTTTTATAAGGGGTTTTTGCTAGGGATGAAGCATCAAATGACATATTGTATTTACGCTTTTAGTCCTTAGCGGACTAGAATTATTGGCCTAGATTAAACTTAATGCCAGTTGCTTGCTCAACAGCGGTCATTGTAGTTTGATATTTTGGTAAATCTTGCACTGGTAGTGGGGCATTAGGCATCATGTAGGCTATGACTCGACCTGAGTTCTTTTCAATAATAATTTTGTATAAGCCATCAGGAACGCCTACCCCGCGGCCAATAACCTTGTGGTTAGGCATAAAGATAGGACCAGAAATAATGTAAAAATCGCCACCTGCCATGGCCCAGTCGCGTTCCCAAGTTTCTAATTGTTTCCAAATACCGCGATTGTTGTTGGGCACTTGTGCTACCATGTTGCTTAGAAAGAAACTTTCACTCATAATTTCAGCTGACTGTGTGTTGTTGCCAGCAGGGCTCATATGTCCACGGTCATATGGTTGTCCAGCAAAGTCACTTAGTTGTGCTTGGCAGGCTTGTGACACTTTAGGATCTGGGCGGAAATCATCTCTGCGTTTAAATCCTCCAACAATTTTGTCTTTGGTTAAATGCTCAAACACAGCAATTGGTGCCTTAACTTCGCACTTGTGAATAACAGCATAGTTAAGATGGCAAACTTCTTGATCGCCTAGTTTAGCTGGATACAATGGAGTACCGTTGACTGTGAATTGAGGGCACTCTCTAGCGATCTGTGCTAAAGCCGTGAGTGGAACAAAGAGTAATACCAGTAATAGTTTTTTCATTTTTATTTTTATTAGATATTTCTAATCAGAGTAATATCAACAGTAGCTACGAATTACAATCGGCGGGCATACCGCTTAATTGTTTAATAAGATTTACAATATCTTGTTCTTCATCTGGCAACTCATTAGACGGAACAACTGATTTATTATTAATATCGGGCTCTTCGGCCGCATCAACATTGTGTGCTGGCTCAATTGCTACTTGACCTACAGGTAAAATACCTACTGCATCAGCCGGTGCTGACACTTGGTCAGCACCTTCTGCTTGATCCATTGCCGCCGCTATTGTTCTTAAAATTTCACCGATTCTCATATTATTGTCCGTATCACTTATTTAGCTTGTTTAGTTTAAGGTTGGTAGTAGACTACTTCACCTGTGGCAGGATCAAAATAAAGTTGATTTAGGCCTGCTGTACTACTAACCACACGAACATTGCCTAAAAATGTATTGGCTCCGTTGCTGGATATTACCAAGTTTAAGTTCCCATTGGTATTGCCAATGTAAATTTGGCTGGTATTTGGATTAACGGTCATTTCGCCTGGCCTAGCATTGCCGTTGTAATTGGTTACAGTTTCTTGTGCGTTATCCTTCATCACCGTGCGTGTTATGCCAGTGATGTTGGCATATGGTGGCGGAGGATTGGCCATTATCTTGGATAGCCTTTGAATGCTTTTATAGGACTTGTTTTATCTACTGACGGCGGTTCTTCGCTTTTCAATGATCCGATTGCTTTTTTGCCGCCCGAAATACCGGCCATTCGTAATGCCTTGTCAATGATTGGATCCACAGTTCCGTTTATGCCGGCTACTACAGCATATTCGCCAAATACTTCTTTTTCATCCCAAGGCAGCATGTAAGGGTTTATATTGTCTTTGACAGCGTCACTTCTGGCGCGAGCCATGGCCACGCCAAATCTATAAGTTAAATATGGATCACTAGAGGTTAATCCTGGAAGTATAAAGGTTTGGCGCATTGGATCTGCTTGCTCAGGCGGCAATACTCGTTCTTCTGTGATAAACTCTCGAGCTCTCATTTACGCTTATATCCTTTAAATGCTTTTACAGGACTAGACTTGTGTGTAGTGTCTGGTTCTTTACTACTATGATCGGAAACCATGTGATGTGTGTTTGATGGCACAGTAGCAAACGCCGCTTTCAACATATTGTGTTCTTCTTTGGTATAAGGGTGTGCTGTATTGTATTTGTCATTCCATGATGACGATGCAGCGTCAGGAATAGCTTTGGTACTTTTACCATCTGCCATAGCGGCAGCCATCATAATACGATTGAGATTATATAATCGATCAATTCCATTGTCGCGAAAGTTGTAAATGCCAGGCATAGGACCGTGGTGATCCTTGTGTAATTGTGTCTGACTTTCTATTACAAATTCCTGGGCTCTCATGATTAGCTATTGTTAGCAATCACGCCTGCTTGTGCAGAACTAGCTGTACCTATTTCTGCGGCTGTAAATGTCCCGGTTACTGTAAGTTTGTTGCCTGCACCTACATAAATTTGAGCCGAAGTATTGGCTCCTACCGCAACGGAGTCGCTCCAAAGATTACCAACTGGTTCGGCGCCATCTAATGCCGTGACATACACTTGATATGTAACTGCACCATCCAAGGCTGTAATTTCACACTTGTCAGTGTACCATGTTATATTACCTGCAGAGCTGACTACGTTTGCTTGACTCATTTATACTAATCCTTATTTCGTAATGCGTGAAAATGCTTTGTACAAATCTAAAAAGCTACGCTTTTCAGGCTGTCCTTCAGACATCTGACGCTCTTCTTGACTTGCTAATACAGGAATTGTTGTTTGGCCTGTTGACTTAGGTTTGTTCAATCCACCGCTATATTGTAACGCATCATCGCTTTCTTCTTGGTTCGTTGGATAGTCTGGGCTATTCTGTGATACCGGAGCATCAGCTTCGATAATTCCCGAACCCCCTTTGGTTAATTCTTGGCCGCCAACTGCGCCAACTGCTGCACCCATTGGGCCACCTAATGCTCCACCAATTGCTGCTCCACCAAGGGTACCTAATACACCTTCGTCAGCTACTTCGTCATGCTCTAATTCATCGCATTGGCAAGGAATACCGCCACAAGTTCCACATGGCTCTTCGCTGTGGCCTTTGTGATCGTGCCCGCCCTGATCTACGCCCATGGCCTGTAACAATTCTTTAAACCGATGTACATCATCACCTGTGACTGTTACTGTGATTGACTCTTCTTCGTTGCCATCTTCCATTTTGGCAGATTCTTGAGATACATTAACTGACTCAGCCAACAGGGTTTGATATGCGCGATTCCATGAATCATAAATGCCGCCACCAAAACTCATACCGCCTTTGGCAGCCTTAGGAGCACTCGATGGTGCTACTGATCCACTAGTTGTTGTTTCGTCAACTTTTTCTTCTTTATCTTTAACAGCTTTTTTAAATGGCTCTTTTTTGTTGCCATCTTTATCAACATCTAAAAAGTCTGGTTTTGTGCCTTCAGTTTTTTTCTCTTTACGATCTTTCTTGTCATCGGCCTCAATATCTTTAGTGACTTTCTTACCAGCTTTTTCAGCTTTATCGTCACTCTTAGTAATCTTACCAACTACCTTGGCTACTTGTTTAGCTGCCGGTGCAAGTTTATCAAAGAATTTACGCTTGCCTTGTTCTGCTTTTTCGTCAACTATTTCTTCGTCTTCTTCAGCAACACGACCATCTTTATGTTTCCATGCGCCTTTAGTTACACGCTCAGGACCTTTGGCGGGACCTTTTGGTCGACCGCGACCTCTTGGCTCAGCACCAGTTTCTTCTTCGTCATCGCTGGCAAATGTTTCTGGCTTACGAGTATAAACAGTACCAGTTGAAATCTTTTTCTTATCAAAGCGCCCTGTACCTTTTTCTGCTTCGCGTTGCTTGAGCCATGCATCCATTTCAGCATAGCCTTCGTCAACTTCTGCTTCAGGAGCTGCATCAGGACTAATAGCATTGCCAACAGCGTTGCCGGCCATAGCACCACGGACTGCACCAACAGGGCCGCCTACTACTGCGCCCGCTACGCCACCTAATGTTGCACCTACGACGCCTTCATCCATGCAACCTGCGGCTGTCATAAATTTGTTATGGTCAAAGCGAGGATTGGCCAATTTAAATAATGAGGCATGATGTTGAGCAAGTTCTTTACGCTTTGCTGGGTCTTCAATATTTTTTAACAAGTCGGCCATTTGTTGAAAATGTTTACGGCTCACCGCTTCATCAAGTTCACTAGTGTCTGTATATTCTTCACCATCTAAATCAAACGAACCACCTTTAGGTGTTGATTTAAGTTTGCCAGTAAATGCGTTACCTTCAAATTCCATACCATTGTGTGCGTCTGGGCGGCCCGTACCTTTGTTGTATGGAGTGGCTACTGCATCTTCTTTGGCTTGTTGTTCTTTATCATGTGGTGCTAGTTTACGATTTAAATAGTCCATGATATCTTCATCATTGGATTCTTCTTCTGTTTCATAATAGTCACGCTTGCCACGCAGGCGATCCATCTTGCCTGGAACAGGAATATTACCCGGAATACCTTTGCTTGGCATCGGAGCATCACCACATTCCATTTCGGCGCTGGCTTCTTTAACTGACTCATGTGCGGCACGGAGTTTTGCTAATACAGCACCAGCAATTCGCTTGCCTTTTTCTCCACCACCAGATGATTTTGCAATCTTGGCAAAGTTCTTGCCTGGCTTGCCAATGTCTTTACCTGCGGCTGCATTTTTAGCAGAGTAGGATTTTGTTTTTGCTTCTAATGTGTTGCCTTGTGCAATTCCGCCACTAGCATCTTCCATTAAACTTTTTAAGTCTGAACGCAGTGCTTGTTCAAGAGTCTTAACAACTTCAGTCTTAGGAGCAGATTTACTTTCGGTAATCTGTTTCTCTTCCTGGCCAATGCCAGCTAATCTTTTGTTTAAATCGTAAAATGGGTTCATTTGTAATTTCCTGATGGTTGTGCGCCTGTGGCTGGTCGGCGTGGACGCTTTTCGGCATGAGTCATAGGGCTATCATTGCCCATTGGTAAATCATTTGTTGTTTCTGCTTTCTTAGGACTTCCGCCAGCAATTTCAAAATTACTACGGTAAGAATTTTTTAACACAGCATGATCAAATGGATCAGCGGAATAATCTTTGCTCAGTGCTTTTTGTTCTGCATCTGGTGCTGGATAAGGGGCAGTTAGTACTGGACTATCTTGATCAGCAAGTTTGGTTTGATATTCAGCTACGCTGTCATCAAATACAGATGTCTGCATGATAATCTTGTTTGGATCAAGACCAATAATTTGTGCAAGTTGTTTAATCTGTGGTTCAATTGCTGGATAACGAAACTTGACATCAAAGCTGGTAACTTTTTCATTTTCAAATGCTGGAAAATCTGCTGGTTTAGCTTGTATTGGCGTTGACTTTTGATCACCGATTGATACTGGATCAAACTGTTCAAGTTTACTTTTAAGTTCGTTATAAAATCCTGAGGGTAATTCACCAACTACTTTAACGCGGTAGTTATATGTACGCTCGGACTCGGCTAGATAATCTTTAAAATTTTTCATAATTATTCCCTATATTATATTTATACTATTTGTCTTTTTGTTCTCTACTGCCAATAAGTCGTTCAAGCAAGTCGTTACGGGTTAATAACTGGCCTTCTGCGGTAGGAATATTATCCAAATCGTTACTATGCTTGGAAGAATCTTGATCTAATTTTAATTTTTTAAGTTGTAGATCAATCATTTTTAATTTTTTATTCAGTTTAGTAGTTTTTGCGGTAAGTGCATGCCCTAGCATAGTGCTGGCCACGGCAAATAATTCAGCGGAAAATCTACTGTCTACATTCATACCTAAATCTGATAAATTTTCAAAACTTTCCTTGGCTAAATTTGCAATTTCGTCTAGCTCTCGATCAGAAGAATCTAAATCACGAATAGCTGGCAATGCTGCGTCTATTTTATCAAGGGTATCATCAAGTTGAATAATAGCAGTACGAGTTTCGTCTGAGGTCAGCGTTTCTGTTTCAAGGCCAGCTTCGGTTTGTTCAAGTTGATCAAATCCAAAGAGTTCTTCAAGGCGTTTAGTCATACAGCTATTTACCGTATTTTACTACGAGTTTACTTCTTTTTGCTGCCTTGGTGAAAGATTTGATCTTCGGTAATTACTCTAAAAGTAAGGCCATTTTGTCGTGCCCATTTAGTAGCCTGATCCCATTTAGCATAGTTAATCGCAATAACTGCCCGTTCATTACTTTTCATTTTGCTTTCAACTATGCTTTGTCTTTTTGGTTTAATTTCAACTAGCTCAGCTCTAACTGTATCATTTGGTCCGCGATAAGTTACAATAAAGTCAGGTACATAGGTAGTCATTTTACCAGTCAGCGGATGACGATATGGAATGCTAACCGGTTCACTTGCCCACTGAATTACATTATCATTGTTATCGCAAAACATCATAAAAGAAAATTCCCATCCAGAACGATATCGCGGTTTGCCTTTGCCTACATATTTGTTGGCATTTTTTACTTCGTAAAATCCCTGCCGAAAATTAGCCATGTGAATTATTGTTTAATATTATGTGCTACATAAAAGTTTGGCATTACAGAGGCTTTAATTCCTAACATGGTAGCTGGGCTTTGAAAAGTATTAAGATAATAAGCAAAAGTTAAAGTGATTTGAGGAGCCGCTAAACCTTGTAGAGATTGTAATAATTCCATAGCAGGAATTCCCGAAGCGCCGGCCATTCTAAATAATGTTGAGGTAAAATTTCCAGCTTGTTGATCTGTAGAAAAAACTGATCTCAAGTAACTATAAACAGCATCGTATTCTTGTGCTGGAACTGACTGTTGATAACCATAAAAGCGATCAAAAATTTGAACTGTTTGATCAATTGCTGGGTTAATAGCATTTACTGTACTCATGTTTAAGGTCCTCCGTTAGGACCATTAACTGGTTGTGAGGTTGTTGCTCTTGGAAAAAACATTCCGTTGGCAGAGTTAACAGCACCACGCACTTGATTAGGTAATGTATATTGGGCAATGTTCAGTGCCTGTTGTCGTAGTTCTGGTTTTAATATTGAACTGATACTGGTATTTTTAAATGTATTGTATGCTGTGCCGGCGGTTTGTACGGCACCAAGAACATTTTGTAATCCACCTTGGCCCGAGGCAAGAGCTTGTAAGTCTTGTACTCCGCCGGTGACTGCGTCAAGTAACCCACCTTGACCAAATACAGATTTTGTGCCACCTGGGCGAGTAATACCCGATGGCGTAACGTCGTAACGAGCCGGGTCTGCAAATCCCGGAACACTATTACTTGGTTGAGCTCCGCCAATGGCGCCAGAGTAATATTTTACAGTTTCGTATTCAATTTGTACATCATTTTGCATGGTGCCGCCACCTTCTGCATAGTCATAGGTATCGCTTCCCCATGATGTTATCAATGGATTGATCAGCGTCCATGCGGCATATTTCTTTTGATTCAATCCATAAATTGTAATGTCGCGGAAGAAAGCTGGCTTGCCAGTGTTATTTGTACCGGTATTAGTACCATCATAATAACTTTCGCCAATATATCCCCAGTCAGCATTTAACCGAGTTTGATTATAAATGTCGTTGGTATTATAATTAAATCCATTACTCAATGTTTGTAATTTACCAATGGTGCCAGAAGTTGCACTTACACCTTGATATTGCTGACTAGGATCTTTGTAATAGTAAGAATAATAATTATACCACATATTACGAATTATATCACTTTGATCGTCATGAAATACTATTCTTGATGGTTCGTACCGCATTTTAGATTGCACTATTCTTTTGCGGTTGTATTGATTCATTACCGCTGTATCAACTTTAAATTTTGGAAGTTCAACACTTTTAACCATTAACCCAATGGTTGCAATTTCGCCAGACCCGTATGCCGCCTGAAGTTGCGGAATTTGTGCTGTGTTTATATTAAAGAAAACATGGAATAGAAACTTAAACTTAGGAGTAAGTGCGTACCCGTTAGTTTCAAAAGTTTTACTGGCGTGTGTATAATCCTTAAGGCCAGGAACGCCAAATAACCCTTGGCTAAATTCCTGTAAAAGACTACCGCCTTGGCCAAAATAGCCGGTCGACATATTGCTTAGACGCCAGCGCCAGTAGCCACATCGCCAAGTGTACGAGCAACAACAGCACCAACACCTTGGCCTGGGGGATTCTGAACAGCGTTATCAAATTTAATAGTAATAGAAACTTTCATTGCTTCTGAAGTTCCATAATCGGCGCCGCCGTAGTTGACATCACTTAGGTAACAACCTAATAAGTTCCACTCTTCAAGTACAACTGGTTCAGCAGTACCGTTACCACCGTCAAGTACTTGGAATTGTGTACTAAATTTGTAATCAATACCAGAACTTGCAGAACTTTGTTCCATAAAGTCTAATTGCTTTTGTAACTGCTCGCCAACTAATTTACTAATAGTACCAGCCGCATCATCACGGAGATCACAAGTAACATCATTCCAGCTATATTTTCCAGCAAGTTTAATTGTACTATTATAGATTGGCAATTTAATTTCTTCAAATTGAACATGCGGACGATCAAACTTCATGACCTGTTTAGTTAATTCTGTTGTAGGGGTGCTAACGCCAAAGTTGTTAAAAAACACTCTGAAGCGATACGACAGTTTGGGCATTAACAAGCCCTGTGTTGCCGACGTTTGATTGTTCGGCAGCGGAACGGTCATGTTAGTTAATGATGATGTTGCCATGTTATAATCTCCAATATACTTTTATTTAGTTTAATAATTTGGGCAAAATATTGCTATCTTGCCCAATCCTTTTAAGCAGACGCCTGTGCTGCGATTGCACCAGTATTTTCAATACGCAATGGAATATAAATGAATTCCACAGCTTTTACTGGCTCGATAGCAATATCAACCCATAATTGATTTTGATCAATCGTAGTTGGGGTATTGTTTGTGTAATCGCAAACTACCAAGTAATCATAGATACCGCGTTTAGCAACTAAATCAATCATTAAACTATCAATTGAGTTTTTAATTTCTGTACGAGTAATTTGATCATTAGGTTCAAACAAATATTGTTTACCAATTAACTCAAGTCTAGCACGGATAAAGCAAACTAAACGAGCTACGTTAATACGGTCTAATGCAGTAGCGGTGCCTTGTACTGTCTTATTACCAAAGTTAGTAATTCCAACACCTGGAATGAAAGTAATTGGATTAATTTGGTGTGTATACAATACATCGCGTAAGCCTTGGCTAACTCCAAGTGACTGGAATTCACCAGTTTGAGATGTTAAGTATCCAATTCTCAATGCGTTATCAACCAAGCCGCGGCGTGTTCCTGCTGGAGCTAACCATGGATAAGCAATTTCATCGCTACGAATAATTGTGCGAATCATCATGTGACTTGGGTAAGTTACTGCGGTATTGCCACTGAGGTCAGTAGTCTGACAACTTGGATAGAATGTGGCGGCATAGCTATTATTTGTTAATAGGCCATCTTCAGATGCTAATCCTAATCCGTTGTTGTTGGTAGACCACGATACTAATTCATCAGGAGTCAAACGCAATGGTGTATCAATAATAGAGAATGCTGTTTGATTGCGATCATCATTTAAAATAACCATGTTAGGTGCTAATTCAGGATAACCTGGGCAAGCAATTAAGTTAAATGAGTTTTGCTCTTCGCGGGCATTTGTATTAGTATCAATAGCTGCTCTCAAAGCTTCTACAATAATAATTCGCTGTGAATGGCGGCCGGTGTAAGGAGATCCATCATCACGGGTTGTATTTGCAGATACCCAAGTATTGTTTTCAGTTTGAACTGACCAATATGTAGCACTCGAATCAGGTGCTTGGTTTGTATTATTATCAATACAAGCATAAACTACACTGTTATATTGTACATATTCACCAATGGTATAAGCAGATGTTGATTCCCATTCATATGTTGGGAAACTATTGTTATTGAAATAGTTAGACTGGAATGTTTTAACATTAAAGCCTGAGCGACGAGTATTCCATAACAACATACCAGTTGGATATAATTCGGCCATTGGTGCATCTAAGTCTAAGTAATTACTGGTTAATAAACTAGTAATTGTCGGCAATGCAGCTGATACTGGATTAGTTGTACCGTTTGGTGCCCAGCGAGCATCAGCAAACAAAATACCAGAACTTTGTGTTTGATCAGTGTTGTCAATTAATACCCACTGGTCAACCCCATCGACATTCTGCCAACGATATAACTGTGGATATAGTTCTAAGTTAGCAGTGCTAACCCATAAATCACCGTAGACCAATGGACTTTGTGCTGTATTAGTTTGTGTAAGTGGTGCTGTTACACTAATAATAGGACCACTAGCGTTAGTTAAAGTTAAATCGTAACCACGACTATCAGTAGTTACATTTTGATAACCTTCCCAAACACCATTATTTTGAATCATAATATCTACTTGAGTAGGATCACTATAGTACCAATATGTTCCGTCTGCTGGATCTTGGTCAGGTGCAACATCAGATGCAGTATATGTAAATGTCGGCGAAACAACCCAGTTAGATAATACTACACCGGATTCAGAACCACTTACATAATTTGCTTTTACAAGGAATGTATCTGTTGTAAATCCAGCAACTGTAACTGGGGTGCCATCTGTATTAATTAAAGTAATATCGCCACCGGTGCTGTGTGTAAACACTATAGCGCCAGTACTAGCAACTGTGGCACTAACATAAGGTACACCAGCTGCACTAACAGCCGCAGAAAAATCGCTAACTGTACCTGTGCCACCAATGGTAGCAGTAGCAGTAGTAAGAGTAGCAGTACCGGGCTGTGTTGCTGAAATTGTAAATGCGCTACCAACACTAAATGGTGTTTCAGTACTGGTAAATGTTTCAGCACCAGTTACTACGGTTGCGCCAACAATGTAACGCTCTTGAATTAACAATCCAGAAGTATTATTATTTAATGGTGTAGATAATGCATAAGTTGACCCAGAGGCAATATTTTCGCCACCGCCAGATGGATCAAGCGCATAAATGGCCGCAGATTCGGTAGCGTACACTGGGCAAGTTTGAATAACAAATAAGCCTAATGTTGAATTATATTTCTTAACAACTAGTCTTGTGCCAAGATTTACATTGGTTGTTTTTTGCCAAATAGATCCAGTTGGGCGCGGTACAGCACTGAATGTGTTCCACTGTGGTACTTGATAATTGGTACTAGCTTGATATGCTGGTGCATTGTAGGTGTCAGCAGTAATACCTAATGTTGTTAATGCTGTGCCAACTCCGTTGGCAATAGTAATAGTACCAGCACCAGATGCTGCTGTGCTATCGCCATACAAGTTTAATGCTCCGCCAATATTGGCTGCATAGACACCAGTAATATTTTGTGCTGTAATTGCAGTAACTAATTCAGTAACTGTTGCCCAACCAGCAGGAATAGTAGTACCGTTGATAACGATAGTACTAGTATCTGGTATACTAGTAGGAGTTGTTGTGCCTTGGATCGTTGCCCAAGCACTTAACCACTCGTCGCTGCCAACTAATACCCAAGTGTTATATAAACTAGTAATATCTGTATCATCACTTTGTGTAGTAGTCGGGCCACCACGTTTGAAATACATAGGATTGTTGGTGTTGGTTGCCACAACAGCATATTGCCCAATGCTACCATAGCTTGGTGCTGGAACGCCGCCATCTAAATATTCAGTATCTGTGATAACCAACGGGATTTGATTAATAAATGCACCAGTAGTTTGATTCCATTGGAATACTCCCCAACGGGTATTAACTGTATCTAACCAGTAGGTATTGTTATCTGGACTACCCAATGGGCGTGTTAATGAAGCTGTAAGTGCAGCTAAATCAATATCTGCACGGAGTACGTAGCATTGATTGGTAACGCCTAATGCGGAATAAGCCGCTAATAAACCATATTCGTTAAGCTCGTATCCGTTGATCGGTGTACCAGCAGTAGTTTGGTAAAAGAATGGAACGCCAAAGTTAGCACTAAGAGCACGTTGGCTAGTTGCCAAGAACAATTTATTAGCATTTATGGCCAATGTTCCAGGAGCAATACCAGTGCCATCGCCGGAAAGTTTATTCGATGCCGTAGCCAATAAAATAAATGGAACGGAGTTGGTTGCAGCAGGAAGATATTGACTTTCGTCAACAACTGTGACTTGTACGCCTGGGGATACTAATGATGTGGCCATTGTAAAATCCTTTTTATTAATTAATATTATTTAGCGATTAAGGCAAAAAGAGGGGTAATGTAGGGGCCTTTGGTAAAGGTCCGTAGGGGTAAATACCCTATGAGACCTATTTGTACCGCCTGTAATCAGCGACCTCTTGCTATTAATTATCAAAAAGATGGCATAGCCCACTACCGTAGTAGGTGCGGAGTGTGCATTCGTAAAGGGCGAAAAATTAAGACTGCTAAACCACGCTGGGAATTAGCAGGATATAAGAAAAAATTAGTCTGTGATCGTTGTAGTTTTAGGGCAAGGTTTTCTGCACAATTACTAGTGTATCATATAGATAGTAATCTTAATAATTGTACTGCTAAAAACTTAAAAACAGTTTGCTTAAACTGTGTAGTAGATATTAAGAAATCAGATCTTCCTTGGAGAGTTGGTGATCTTGAACCAGATTTTTAATTTGACTGTACAAGTTATCAAGCCCATCTGCGTTATTATCAATCACCGCATCAAATTTAGTACCAACCCAAGCCGTTTCGGAAGCATGTATTTTATACTCTTCTAAGCGGGTTTTACTTAACCGCCACTCTGTATTTTTAGTAGGGCCGCGATTTACAATTTCAGCTAGAGAATACCACTCAGGCTCCGGGCCACGGGTTACACGAATAACAATACCGCCAGCGGCTTTAATAGCCTTGATTTCGTTGGGGAAACGGCAGTCACTAATTACTACATCATCCTGGGTTTTGCGTAGTTTATTTTCCAGGGCTGCGATCCAAATGTCATCATGAAAGCTCTTTCGAGCAACTTCAGTACCCCATACCTGTAAAACATATCTAGGAGTCAAGTGCGGCATGTTTAAGCGGTTGGCCCACCATGCGTCTACTTGTTCTCTCCAGGCTCTTGACTCTTTAGTGCGACCTTCGAGCAATTCTCTGTCCCAACCAAACACCTGGGCTACAGCATCTTTAAGAGCATGGGCAAATGATTCTCGTCGGAATTGGTGAATATTTTGTAAGTAGTCTGCAATAGTATCTTTACCTGAACCAATCAATCCACAAATTCCAATAATCATTTAAGTACCTTTACATTTAAGTGTTTTAGTGTAGCCTGCAACATATCAATTTGTCTACGGCAATCTTCTAAGGCGTGGTGACTAGTAGGCGGCCTAGGGCATTCTGGCCATAGTGAATATACTGTGCGGGCATCGCGTACTTTATAAAATTGCCACGGTAAGGCTTTGCCATAACTTTTAAAAGCATGTTCAAGAATGTTCATATCGTAGGTCGGCCCGTTGGCCCAGATAAGATTGTGTTGCCATGCTATTTTATAAAGGCTATCCAGGGCTTGGTCTAAAGGAATACGGCTTTCTTCCATAAAGGCTTCTGCCTGAGCCTCGGGCTGAGTTGCCCACCAATCCAAAGTTTCTTGCTGGATACTGCGATTTTCTTGGCTTTCTAAAGTAATACGAGCATAGTAGCATCGTTCATAGTATCCGGTGCCAAACGGATTAAATGATTGAGCTGCAATGGTCAAAATGGTGGCGTCTGGTCCAGTGCCCAGTCCTTCAATATCAATCATTAGTGATGTAGTCATGCTATGATTATAGCATGAATTTAGTTACTTTGCAAGCTCAAAATCTTCAAATAACTCTTCTTTGGTTTTATCACAACGCATGCCTTTGATACCGTTTTCACTTAGCCCAATAACACGAAGATTGGTATAATGCCCAATAATATAGGGCGGTATTGACTCACGAAATCCTTGCTGTATGCTGTAAATATGGTCAAGTGCATTA